GATGACCGACTTCTGCATTACGTCCGCCGCTTTGTTCAGGATGCCCTTGGTATCCAGCACCGACGCCGGAGACTGCGCGTCGATACCAACCTCGGTGAAGGTCATGTCGAAGACGCAATAGCCGCCGAAGCGTATTTCTTCGGTCACGCGATAGCGCATGCAGACGACCCACACGCCGGGCTGGGTCGGCAACTGCAGCAGGCCGGGGCCTTCCTCTTCAAGCTCGTCGCGCAGCCGGTTGCGCGCGATGCGATAGTCCAGATTGCGCAGGTCATCGAGATCGTACGGGAAGCTGATGCAATAGCCGCGGACCGTGAACGCCAGCGCCTCGCGGCCCATGTCTTCGGCGTAGGGCAGGTTTTTCTTCGGGAACTGATGCTGCACAATGCGGCGACCGCTCTCGCGCGAATTGACCTCGCAATGAAAGCGCGCGCCACGAAACGACGCTGGTGCGTAGTCGTCGCGCCACGGATTATGCAGATCGGTGATGCTGCTCATATGCTGGCCATGTCGGCATCAGCCGGACCGCGACTCGCCGGGTCCATCTGTACCTGCCGGTTGATCTCCACGTTCTTGAATAGCCCGCCGCCCTCGGCCTCGACCTTGGTGCCGCGTGGCGCATTGACGTCGACCGAGATTTTGCCGGTGCCCTCGACCTTGGCGGCCTGCGTGCGATCGATCTGCTTGCGCGCTTCCGCGACCTGCCGCTGCTGATACTCACGATAGCGCGCCGCCGCCGCGTGTCCACCCGGTGCGCCGCCGTAGAGATTGTAACGTTCGCCGCGCCGGTTCACGCCTGTGCCACCGGCGCTGTAATTCGGATCGCCCGCGCTGCCCTGATCGGTGTAGCCCTCGACCACGTTGCTGCCAGCAGCGCGATCAACGGCGTCCATCACCCGCTTCATGCGTTCCGGGTCGCGCTCAAGCTCGCGCAGTCGTCCCTCGACCAGCCCCTTGCGCACCGGGCCGTAGAAGCTGCCCTTGCCGGTGCCGTACATCATGTCGCGCACCGACAGCGGCGGCAGGCCTTTCTTGGCCCGCTCTTCGTTCATCAGGTTGGTGCGATTGTAGAGGCTCTCGACAACCGCAGTCTCATCGCCCTCGTGTTCGAGGGTCGCCAGCGCGCCAAGCCGCTTCTTCAGCGCCGGATCATTTTCGAGTTGCTGGACTAGCGGCGCGCGTTCGGCCTTCAGGTATTCGGACTGGTCTGCGCCGCCGCCAGCACCGGCGGCACCGTCGGCATTTGCCGGTGTCTTTCCAGCACCTACGCCGACGCCCGGCCCGGCATCTGATTTGCCGCCACGGAAGAATTGAAAACGCCCGGTCGCATATTGCGATTCACGCGCTTGGCCACCTTGGTTGCCCCCGAGACCGGTGAATGTCTTGCCCTGTACGCCAGATACGATCGTGACATGGCTGCCGGTTGCCCCAGTGGCCGCACCTCGACGGACCGCAATGTCTCCCGGTTGCGGCGTATCGACTTCGGTGCCGTAGTTGCGCCAGTTCGACGCGATCGCCGGGTTCTTCGGTGGCGTGCCACCGACCGACTTCACCACCGACGCAGCAAATTCTCCGCACCATGCGCCGCGTTTCGGATAGCCCTGCGCGGCCATAAAATTCTCGACCGCACCCGGTCCGCCTTCGAGCGCGACACGTTTTGCCTGCGCCAGAACGTCGGATGGCACCGCCGGATCGCCTGCCGGGCCGGGCTGGCTGCCACCAGCCTTGCCCCCGGTGTCGCTGCCATAAGGAGCGCCACCTCCGCCTCCGCCGCCACCAGTCTGAGGCCTGCCGTTCCAGCCGCCGACATCCGGCGCGACTCCCATGGGCGCTCCGCCGTAGCCGCCCTGCCCGCCGGGAGCGCCGTACTGCGCGCCGCCGTAGGTCGTGCCCGGTGACAGAGACGCCTTCTGCACCAGCCCGGCGTATGGCCCGCCGACCGGCGAGTAGCCGCCGCTGCCGCCGAGTAGCTCGTTGTTTTTCTTCAGTGCGTCGGTGTTCTCTTCGAGCGACTTGCGTTCTTCGTATGATGATTTCTGCACCAGCCCTGTGAAGTCTTGGCCCGTATAGCTCATCGGCGTGGCACCGGGTGCAAGATAGCCTTCCGCGCCGCCGCCGGACTTGTCCTCACCGCGTTTTGTGCCGGGCTTGACCCCTTCCAAGGCACCAAATGGGTTGGTCACAATGCCGATAATTTTTTCCCACGTATCCAGTCCGGCCTTGAGCCACTTCACCCAAGATTCGAGATAGTCAGCGATGTTGCCCGCAAAATAATCGAGCGTCTTGAACATCCACAGCGGAGCCAGCAGCATGTCGCTGAGTTCGCCGACCGCAGCAGTGATCCGCCTCCAGTTGCGGCTGAGATCGTTGGCCTTGTCGATTTTCTCCTGTTCGCGCCTGCGGTCCGCGTCGGACATCGCGGCCATTTTTTCCATCAGCGCCAGTTCGGCTGGCAGGTAAATCTCCGAAAGGATGCGGCGCTTCTGCGCCATCGCGTATTGCTTGCTGCCGGTCTGATCCAAGGCGTTGCGATAAACTTCTTCGCTCAAAACCCGCGCTGCGTTGAACCCGTCCCATCCGTCCTTGGCATCGCGGATGCTATCGATCAGTTGATTCATCCGCTCGCGATCTTCAGGCGCGGTGCGGCTGAGGATTCCCTGTCGCAGCGGGCTGTCGGGTCTGGCGAGATCGGCCTGCGCCTTGGCGAGCCCGGAGATCGCTTCCGCGGCGGTGGCGGCATCGATGCCCATCTTGCCGAACTGCGAGACGATGTTGCGATAGGTGGCCTCATCAACACCCAGCCCGCGCGCAGCACGCGATGCTTTCTCAAGCTCACTTGTCAGAAGCGCGGTCTTGACCGCGGCTGCAGCGAAATAAGTCGCTGCCGCCGCGACCGCCGTACCGACAACCGTCACGCCTGTAGCGAGAAACCCGAAAGCCCGCGCCGCGGCGATCGCCTCGGTACTACCCGCCTGCAATGTCTTCAGATGCTCGGCAGAGACCTTCTGGATTTCATTGTAGGCAACGCCGACAAGCCGCAGACGCCCACCGAATTGGGCCGCGACCTGTCCCATGCGCTGAAAGCCGCCGACGATCTCGTTGAAGCCCCTGCCTTGCGATGCCTGATCCTGAAAGAGCTTGATCTGATTGGTGATTTCTTTCAGGCCAGCCCCGGCAGCGCTGTAGGTCCGAGTGTCGCCCGCCCGCTTGACGTCGTCGTTCATCTTCTGCGCGCCCGAGCGCAGCCGCTCCATCTGCGGGGTGGCATTGTCCTGCAGATTGACGATTAGATTTAGTTGTTCGTCTTGGACGGCCATTTAGTCATCCTTGATCGGGCGCTGCAGCGCATCGAGTTGACCGGTGCGCCACATATGCACGCTGACCTCGCTCATCGGCATGGCGAGGAAGATTTCCGGGCTGACGCTGTACCACTTAGCCAACCGGTAGCAGTCGAGGATGACGTCATCCTCCGACCCCTTCACCAAGCTGCTAAGTCGGGAAGAAAAAAACGCCGCAAGCGATACGCCACGCTGTTCCAGTCACGCGGGTCCATCTGTTCGATGAACGGCGGCAGGATGTCGCAAAGCGCCGCCATCATATACGTCATCTTGCGCTCATCGATCACGATCTCGCTTTCGTTATTAATGCGCACAGGATTGCCGTAGCGATTGATGTCGCCCGCCTTCGGTTCGCGCAACGTCACCTCGCGAACCTCTTCACCTGAGTTGTTCTTGATCGGCCTGTAGAGCAGCTTGACCTTGATCGGCCAGATGTCGACATCGAGCGGCGGCATCTCTGCCGGTGACGGCTCAAGTTGCGGTGGCGGTGCCGCGGCCTTCGGCTTCTCTTTTTCTTCGGCTGGCGGCGGTGGAGGAGGCGGACGATTTTGCTTGCCCTCCTCCACGAATCCTTCTCGACCCCTCCCGTTCTGACTCATAATGCGACCTCCTCACAGGTTACGCCCTCCCAGCGCACGCGCACCTGACCGTCGCGCGTGTTGTTCTCGAAGCCGCCTTTGCAGACGGCCCCCGTCAACGTGTACTGCATGCCGTTGGCGAGTTGCGCGATGACAGTTGAGTTCGTGTCGTCGAGCAGGCTTTCAAGATAGAAGTTCGGCGGGGTCGACATATCGCATTCGATATACGGCACGCGCGGAAGCTCTTGGTATCCGTGAATGCTGTCCTGTCCTGCGATCATCGTGCGCTCAACCACGCTTGGACTGACGGTGAAGTTGCCGCGCACCAGCATTTGCTCGCCATCCACTGTCAGGAAGGCGATGCCAGCGATTCTCTGTGCCATTGATTGCTCTCCTTAAAAGCAAACCGCGCCCCGAGAGGCGCGGTTTTGCTGGTCCATGTGGTTGACGAATTAGGCGACGGTGGCCGCCGAAGCCGCGTTGAATGGCGGCGACGCCGGTCCGATGATCTGCATGTCGATACCGCGATCGTACTGGAGCCTGAACTGGGCCAGCACAGCGAAGATTCTCAACTGGTTAATCAGGTCCGGGGGATACAGGACGTTAATTCGATTGGGGTTGTCCGGGTCCCGTTCCACGATCAGATAGCGCTTGAAGTTGCGCAGGTCTTCCACCAGCCCGACGTACATATCCTGCTGGTACTGCGCGATCAGTTCGCCCTTGATGATGCCGGGCGTGACGATCGCCTGTCCCGGCCCAAACTTGGTGCCGTCGTTGGCGAGCTTGTGACGCGGGAATTTCGAGGTGATCGCGTGCCGCTGGTTGCGCAGGAGCTTGGCGAGCGTCGCGAGCGTGGTCACCAGTTCGTACGCATCATCGGACTGCCCGTATTTGTTCAGTTGATAAAGCGTACACTCTCGCGCGATCTGCGGCTGATTGTCCGCCCCGATTTTCTGGATGGCCAGTCCGGTGGAAGCCAGACTGTTCAACTCTGGAAAATCGAAACGGTAGTTGATCGGCGCAGCCTTGACCTTGTTCAAGGTCAGCGTCTGCAGCGGACGCGCCGGATCGTTGACCAGTGCCCGTTGTGCCTTGGCAGTGTACGCCGCCGCCCATTCGAACACCGGCGATGGTGCTGACACCTCGACCGCCATCACCGACTCGACCGGACTGTTCTGGGTCTCGCCCCAAAGGATCAGTTCGGAGTAGGTGTCGCGTTTGGCCGAGAATACGTGTCCGAATAATTGCCTTTGCCACCCCCACCTTCCCGAATCCTCGAAACCAAATTCTTGGTCCCAGTCGAAAAGGGAATTGGAGTCGGTGTACGGCATGGCGACATATTCGAACGGCTCTTCACCCATGTTGAGAATGGCGTTGGTGAAGTCCGGCACGCCGGTGCCGCCAGCGAGATGGCCGTCGGTCGGCAATGTCAGTTCAAGTCCCGGCGGGGTCTGCTCGC